ACGCTTATAGTTTAAACGTAATTGAAGATAGGGCGTTCGAGAATGTTACTTTCACACCACCGGAACTTGAAGAACCCGTTAGGGTGATTCCAGTTCCGAAAACGTTGAAAGGCCCACGGATCATCGCCGTAGAGCCGGTTTGCATGCAATATGCACAACAAGCACTACGTAGTAAGCTATATAAGCTTATAGAGTCGTCGAGTCACATGTCTGGTCACATTAATTTTGCTGACCAAACGGTAAATCAACGGCTAGCGCTGAGTTCGTCGAAGACAGGTTTGTTGGCAACAATAGATCTGTCTGATGCTAGTGACCGCGTACCGCGGGATCTAGCTCTTGTCATGTTCAATGGCAATCCCGATCTTCGGGATGCCATTGACGCATGTCGATCGACACATGCGAAAATGCCAGATGGCCAAATTATTGGTCCATTGAACAAATTCGCTTCCATGGGATCTGCTCTCTGTTTCCCAGTTGAGTCAATGTATTTCTACACAATCTGTGTAGTGGCTCTTCTGAGGGCACAGAACCTTCCTGTAACGGCTGCCAACTGCTGGGCAGTTGGTAAGTCTGTTCACGTCTATGGGGACGATATAATTGTCCCTACGACGAATGCGAATGTGGTTCTTGATTACCTACAAAAATACAATTGTAAGGTAAATCGTTCCAAAACTTTCTTAAGCGGAAGCTTCAGAGAGTCTTGTGGACTAGATGCCTTCATGGGTGAACCGGTAACACCGGTTTACGTTAGAAGGAAACATCCAAGAACCAGGACTGACACGACTGAACTAATTTCATGGATAGCAACGGCCAACCTCTTTTATTTAAAGGGGTATTGGCACACTGCTTCTTACATGTTTAAAACATGTGAGAAGATATTAGGGTCCTTACCCTATGTCTCTCCTAATAGTTCAGCGTTAGGCCGTATCTCGTTTTTGGGCTATCGTTCTGTCGAAAGATGGAACCGGAGATTACATCGCTTTGAAATACAAGCATGGATCCCCAGCCCAGTCTACCGCAGTGACAGTGTAGACGGATACGGTGCTCTACAGAAGAGCTTGCTTAGACTTGAGACTTTAAAACCTCAAGTCTTGGAACAGCAAGTTCCCTCTGAAAGGAGGCTCCTTCTCTACAGTAAGGGGTTAATACCCCAAGCTGTGGACGAGCGTCACCTAGAGCGTTCGGCACTGCGCGGAGCAGTCGCATTAAAACTCCG